AAGACAGAACGGAAACCCGGCGTACCCAACGCCAAGAGCGTGGCACTTATTCGCCATGTCTCTGGGGGGAACTCCTCTTTATTCTTCAAAGCCTACGAGATGCAGGTGGAGAAATGGCAGGGCCGCAGCGTTGATTGTATATGGCTTGACGAAGAGCCTAGTCGTGAGTTATACTCGCAGGCTGTAACAAGGACGCTGGATAGAAGGGGGATGGTTTATATGACCTTCACCCCAGAAGCCGGAATGACTGAGACAGTAGCTTCGTTTATGAATAACCTACAGTCCGGCCAATCCCTGACCAACGCCACATGGGATGACGCTTCAGAGAAGGTCATGTCCTTGAAAGGGCAGCGCGGCCATCTGAATGAATCTGTGATGGAACAGATTCTATCCTCATATTCCCCACATGAGCGGGAGATGAGAAGATACGGAAGACCCTCAATTGGTTCAGGATTGGTATTCCCATTAGGGGAAGAAAAGGTAATGGTCGATCCAATGCGTATTGAAAATCATTGGCCCAGAATAGCAGCGATAGACTTTGGTTGGGATCACCCAACAGCAGTAGTATGGTGTGCTATTGACAGAGAAGAAGAAATGTTCTATATTTACGATTGTTATAGAGCATCTAAGGCTTCACCAGCAGTTCACGCCGAGATTATCAGGACAAGACCTCATTTCATTCCTATAGCCTACCCGCATGACGGAAATCGCAGGGATAGCATGGGAAATCCCGGCTTGGCTGACCAGTATAGAAATCTGGGTTGTAATTTTATGATGGAGCATTTCACTAATCCACCTGCCTTGGGCGCTGTAAAAGGCTCAAATAGCGTAGAGGAAGGTTTAATGGCTATGTTACAATCAATAGAGGCTGGTAAATTTAAGGTATTTTCTACCCTTTCTGACTGGTTTGAAGAGTTCAGAATGTACCACAGAAAGGATAATAAGGTGGTTCCTTTGCGGGATGACCTGATGTCAGCAACACGATATGCATTTCAATCCCAACGCTTTGCTATGGCGGGTGAAGACCCAGAGTGGACTAAAGACGTTGAATACAGGAACTACGGAATTATTTAATGGCGAAAGAAAAAATCACTGAGGAAGAATTAGTAGCCAGAATCAGGGGCGAGATTACAGACGCTCTAGGTTATGGTGATACTATTTCTCGACAGCGTGAGCAGGCTATGGAGTATTACTATGGTCAGCCTTTTGGAAATGAAGTAGAAGGCAGATCACAGTTTGTAGATTCCACAGTAGCGGATACAATAGAATGGATAAAACCATCTCTAATGCGTGTGTTTGCATCTGGCGATGAAATGGTAAAATTCTCACCGCACGGCCCCGAAGATGTGCAGATGGCCGAACAAGCCACTGACTATGTGAACTATGTTTTCACAAAGGATAATCCCGGCTGGGAAATTATGTACTCATGGTTTACCGATGCCCTGCTTTCCAAGAATGGTATCGTTAAAGTATGGTGGGATGAATACGAAGACAGTCAGCGGGAAGAGTACAACGGTCTTGATGAGATGTCTTTCATGGCTCTTATCGGTAGCGACGAAGTAGAGGTTATTGAACATACCGAATATGGTGGTCAGGGAGGTTACGAAGGTGGTGGTCAAGAAGGTTATGGTCAGGAAATGGGCGGCGGATCGCTTCACGATGTCGTTATTAAGAGAAGCGCTTATAATGGCAAGATCAAGATAGAGAATGTTCCGCCATCTGAGTTCCTTATCAGTAGAGATGCTAAAAATATTCAGGATGCAAGATTCGTTTGTCATAGGGTGCAAAAGACTTTATCTGAATTAAGGGAGATGTATCCTGATGAAGATATTGGGCCGGAAGAGTTAGGTTCTGGCGAAGATGATGAGTTCTCACTCTTTGGTGAAAGGCAGGCAAGGTTTGAATTCGATGATAGTTCAAATTTTAATCTTGGTGAATCACAGACAGAAGAGGCTTTAAGGACGTATTGGCTGCATGAATCTTTCCTGAAAACAGATTATAATAATGACGGGATTGCTGAACTTAGGAAAGTTTGTTCAGTTGGGAATTATGTTCTACAGAATGATGAAATAGATTCTATTCCTTTCGTATCTATTACGCCGATAAAAATTCCGCATAAGTTTTTCGGTATGTCGGTTGCAGACTTGGTGATGGATTTACAGTTAATGAAGAGTACGCTAATGCGTAACCTCATGGATAATATGTATAACCAGAACTTCGGGCGTTATGCAGTCTTAGAGGGTCAGGCCAACCTTGATGACCTTCTTACGCAACGACCGGGCGGCGTAGTTAGGGTTAAGTCTCCTAACGCTATAATGCCGCTAACAACTCCACCTCTTGAACCTTACTCGTTCCAGATGCTCGAATATCTGGACGGGGTAAGAGAATCCAGAGCCGGTGTATCAAGAATGTCACAGGGGATGAATGAGAACGCCTTGACATCACATACCACAGCCACCGCTGTCAACGCTGTTATGACAGCCGCACAGAGTCGCGTAGAACTCATCGCCAGAAACTTTGCAGAGACTGGCGTAAAAGACTTGATGATTACGATATACGAACTCCTACTGAAGAATCAGGATAAGGAGAGAGTGGTTATGCTTAGAAACCAGTGGATTCCTGTTCGCCCAGACGCATGGAACGATAAGGCTGATTGTACTGTATCTGTTGCTTTAGGTCAGGGTAATAAAGACCAGCAGATGATGCATATTTCTCAGATGATTAATTTTGCATCGCAGGCAATGTCAGGTGGTTTAAGAATCGTAAACGAACAGAATATGTATAATCTTGGCGCATCACTTGTGAAAGCAATGGGATTCCAGAATGTGAGCGATTTTATGACTGATCCTTCACAGATTCCTCCATCGGGGCCGTCGCCAGAAGAACAGTCGATGCAGATGGAAGCACAGATAAAGCAGAAGGAACTAGAGATTAAAGCTGCTGAAGTACAAATCAAGGCCCAGAAAGTTCAGCAAGATGCACAGGAAGCGCAAGTTGATGCACAACTGAAGATGGCAGAACTTCAACTGGAACGTGAACAAAAACGAGCAGTAGCAATAGGAGCAACTTAATGCCGATTAGAAAAAGCCCGAAGGGTCATTTTATCGCCACTTATGGCGGGAAGATTAAAACATTCAAAACAAGAGCAGCCGCTGAAAAGTGGGCTAGTCAGTTTGAAGTAGCAAAGGTGTCTCGCGGAAGAAGGGGTAGAAAAGCGCCGACACCGAAAATAACTGATTATAATGTCTGACGAATATCGGGAGGAGAAAGCAAAGAACCTCCTAAGTAACGAGCTGTTTAACGAAGCATTTGAAGTATTGAGAAAAGATTTAATGATCCGGTGGGAAGCCAGCGGTTCGACAGAGTTGGAAGCCAGAGAATCAATCTGGCTTGCGATGAGACTGCTTGACAAACTTTATGGTCATATAACATCCATAGTTGAAACTGGACACATGAATAAAGTTCTGGAAAAGCAACACCCATTCATCTAAGAGGAATAAATTATGGCGGATAAGCAAGTAGCCCCGCAAGAAGTACAAGCGCAACCCGGAAGTATAATGGAAGCGCAAGAGGTATTACTCGGCCTGATGGAATCCGAAGAGGAGAAACCAGAAGCTGAGGAAGCCACACCTACGGAAGAGGAAGAGTCCACTGAGGAAACTCAAGACGAATCATTGGAAGAGGAATCTGAAGAGGAGGCTGAGGAGGAATCCGAAGAGGAATCTGAAGAGTCTGACGAAGAAGTTGAAGAGGAACTTTTATATGCTGTCACCGTAAATGGTGAGGAGCAGGAAGTAAGCCTTGAAGAACTTATGAAAGGCTATTCACGCCAGTCAGATTATACCCGCAAGACGCAAGAGCTGTCTAACGATAGAAAGGGCATGGAAGAACTTCAACAGAAGTATAACTCCGAAATGGCCCAGATTCAGACAGAGCGTCAGCAGTACACTGAGTACCTAAACCAGATCGTAGAGAAATCTATGGGTGGTCTGGATAAATATGCTAATTTGGATTGGGATCGACTAAAAGAATCTGATCCAATAGAGTATATTACTAAGAGGGAAGAATATCGAGAGGCTCAGGAGAAGATTCAATCCATGCGTAATGAGCAAGCTGTTGCTCAACAAAAGCAAGCAGAGGAAACGAAACAACTCCATGCCAGCATGGTATTTGAGGAACATAAGAAACTTGTTTCCGCTATGCCAGAGTGGGGAGAGCCGGAAAAGCAGAAGGAACTGGCTGCTGATGTGCGAAAGTATGCACTAGGTCAGGGGTTTTCTGAAGAAGAGTTAAGTTCTCTCGTAGATCACCGATCTGTTCTGGTCTTGATGAAAGCGGCAAAATTCGATGCTATGGATAATGCCGATATCAAGTCTAAGAAACTAAAGAATAAACCTAAAGTAATTCGATCAGGTAAGGGAAAGACCAAGGGAGAAAACTCCAAGTCTAAACGTGCTGCAAAAATGAAGCGTCTTCAAAGTTCAGGCCATGTCGATGATGCGGCCTCTATTTTGGAAGATATGTTTAATTCCTAATAAGGAGAATAACAAATGGCAATTGCAACAAATACGTCGCTGACTTATTCGTCAGTAGCGATTCGGGAAGCATTGTCAGATGTGATTTACAATATCGCTCCTATGGACACACCCTTTATGTC